ATTTATAATCTAACATCATTCGGAAAAGAGAATCTCTCATTACCCATAGGTGCTCTTGTTCTTCTGCTGGTCGAGCAGGAAATCCTTCCCACATTTCTAACCTCTTTATCACACAATGGTGTAAGAGACGTATATCTTCTATTGTTAAATTGACAGTGTAGTCCGGTTCCTTATTCATGTTTGTGGAAAGGTTCCCAGTGCTGCCAATCGTATTTATGAACTGCCCACATTCCTATGATGGGGACAAAGACTAAAATGGTTGAGAGAAATCCTAATCCGTATGGGTTGTTTAATACAACCCCACAGAATCTAGCGAATTGTAACATCATACTGGATAAGCGTTGTTGATTCCCCAGATAACAAAAAAAGCAATGCTACCTAAAATTACTAACGATGGTATTACTTTCATATCGTTTTTGCGTTTGTCCATAAGTCTCGGAAATAAAAATCGATACTAGTTAATGTTCCTTCTGGATGATTGTTATCAGAATCCGCCCATTGATAACTGAAGTGCATCATCTCCATTGTGATATGACTTGTACCATACATTCTTGAAAATGCTGATAAAGCAAAGTTATATCGTTTTTTTAATTCGGGAGACCAATTCATTATAGTCTCTCAATTTACGTGAACAACACCAGTCATACCTGCTCCCTGATGGGGACCACAGAAGAAGTTATAGTCTCCTGCGTCAGCAAATACAACGTCCTGTGTTTCTCCTGGAGCAAACAGTAATGATTCTCTAGAGAGATCAGGACGTGCTTCTACAATAATATTGTGTGGTGGTAGTGCTTCGTTGATAAAGTGAACTGTGTCACCTGCCGAGATTGTGATCTCATTAGGTTCAAATACTAGGTTCCCACCAGAACCCATTACTACATCTACTGCCCATACTGGGGCAGCAAAAAATAACACAACCAGAATCGTAATTAAAGATTTCATTTCGCTACAGAATGTTGTTCTTTGTAAGTGTTGAGTTTTTGAATTAAATCGTTATACTCGTCCCACATGTATTCAGAACCCGTCTTCTCTTGGTAGAGTTGGCAAGCTTTGACTAAACGTGTGATGTCGCTGTCATTTAAACGCATTGTCATATCAGAACTCATAATATAATTATAGATTGTGTGAGTAAAATTGCTCTATTTTAACATACTTTTAACAAGTATGTCAGCAATTCCACTTACGTAGTGATTTGTTGATTCTGCTGTCCTTGTCGTTAGCAGTTTTTTTGCTAGTTAATTTCTTTTTCATGCCCTTCATTCGAGCGCAGAACGATGCCCTGCGGGGGTTTCCAACCTTTTTGCTTGGTGCCTTAAGGTCAGATCCTGGATTTTCCTTCTCATAAGATCTTCGTCCCTTTTCATTGAGACCTCCTTCTTTGTTTTTGCCTGCTTTTTTTGTCCAGGCTGCTTCTGTGGTGAGTTCAAAACTTTCTTTGGCAGTCCTCGCCGCCTTTTGAAAAGCATCCTTAGCGGGGTAGTCCTTACTACCTGACTTCGCTGGTGCTTCTCCTCGTTTTCGCTTTGCGTGGATATTTGCGTAGAGACCGCGCTTTGCTTCACAGAGTTCTTTTAATTCTTTATAATCTCTCATGACAACCGACGAGGGTGTACGAGATTATTTAGCGTTTACCCCCACTCATATCCTTAAGCATCTTCTGAAGCTCTGCTGTAGATCCTACAAACATAGCATTGTTGGTAATTTTAGATGGTCCTTTCTTATCCTCGTCAAGATCTTTCATCTTCTTATGAAGATCAGCAAGTTTGTCTGTCATGTCTGCGACGTGCTTCATTGCCGCTACAGCGACTTCATACGCTCTTGGGTGCCCTGACTCCTGAGCGACCTCTAATGCCCCGTTGACCGCCTCCTGACCCTTGTCTATGAGGGAGTATAATTCAGTACGTGTATATCTGTAATCTTTTTCACGATCTTCAGCATCAACCTTAGGTGGTTGTGGTTTAGATGGTTTGGATTCCTCAACAGGTTCAGCACTAATGTTGAGGATTTCCTCCATGTTATCTTCTAGGTTACTCATAAGAATTGAATCCCTTCATTAAATCCAAAGTCATCACCAGCATCAACTAAGGCATCATCGTTTACATCGATAACTCCATCAGTATTGATATCTGTAATTGCTTTTGGTGTATATGTTCTTGTAATTGTTCTACGACCGACATCAAGATCGCCCAAAGTTTCATGGATAATTGCTTTCTTGATGACATCCGCAGTGTTGTATGGACCATACAGATACGATTTCATTGTAAACTGTAGTGTATAAGCAATATATCTACGCTCTAGAAAACTATCATCCCACTCATCTTCTCCACTGATACCATTTAATATGATAGCAATATCACGTTTCTCATTCATGTCTGGTATCATGTTAAGAGTGATACTAAAAGATGGTTGAAAATATGGCAGAATTTGCTCTACAATCTGTAAAGCATCATCTTGAGATTTGGCAATAACTCCTAGTTCAAAATTTATATTATAAGGAACAGGAACATATTGAACTCTAACTTCACCACCATTACCATCAATGATAGTTTTGTATTTTTGAATTGGTGATGTCTTACGGGAAGAATCGTAATCAATTCCTGTCATCTCAAAGTAAATACGTGGCAAAGTAATTGCCACTTTACTGCTGCTAGCATTCTCTCCAATACGAACCAAGAACTTTTGTTTTGGTCCGTAGGCAAGAGGAACTTTAATTTCCTCTAAAACTTCTCCTGTCTCAGGATCAGAACTCTTCATTGTAATATTATTGAAGAGTGTACCAAATGCAATAATGTTCTTGCGAACTATTTGGTTATAAAAATGTGATCCTAACATTAGATGCTATCCGTAAAGTTGCCAAATTCACCGAATGGATTACCTTCAGTCCAGTCGATAATCTCATCACCAGAATCTTCGATCTGTCTATTCTGATCGTAGTTGCTGTTGGTATTATTTAGAGTGTCGAATGTCTCAGGACTCCACTTGGCACCTGAAGTTATACCAGTAATTACTTCAGCAGTAGTAAAGGTTCCTGTTCTATTGTAGACTTGGAGAGCTCTGGTTGCGCTATCCCAGGACTTAACTTCTGCTCTGTTATCTTTGGGTGAGTAATCAATTGTGATAGTAGGCGCAGAACTATAACCGCTCCCGCCACTGGTGATAGCAATGCCGTTAACAATGCCAGTAGAGCTAACCGTTGTAGTAGCAGTTGCACCTGTTCCACCTCCTCCAGAAATAGTTACGGATGGTGGTGTAGCAACTTTATAATGTGCTCCACCATCTGAAATTGTAATACCTGAAACAGCATCGCCTGTAATAGCAGATGTTGCTTTTGCTAAGAACTCATCACCAACAATCTCTTCTCCAACTATAAAGTCTCCAGAACCACCAGGGTCCATGAATAGTTTAATTGCTGGATCAAATAGTTCTTCCACATCATCAATCTCTTCAACGCCTGTCTCGAACGAATCACTACCAACCTCATAGATCTCAGCAGTGATAGCATAGAATTGGATCTTACCAAACTGGAAGAATGGTTCTTCCTTACCAACAAATTTAATCTCGTAGATATCTTTTGTTAGTGGGAAGTAGAGTAGATCTCCCTCGTTAGGTCTACTCTCAACAGTAATAGTAGGATTATGATCTGCTACTTCTTCGTCCCATCTTCTAGTAGATACTCGGAAGATAATCTCATCAGTAATCCTTAAACCAAACTTAGAGATGAACTCAGCGTTGTCTCCAAATCCCATGACGTTTTGAAGCAACATCTCAATTTGAAAATGTTCTTGATACTTAGAGTATCTAACCTCATTAAGAGTGTTATCTTTTAGAGCTACTCTAGGAATATAGTATATGTCTGTTCCGAACAGTTTGATTTGTTCGTCCACAAGATCCTGTGCGAGACCTTGCTCGCCGCTATGACCTGCGTAGTAAGTTGGAAAATAGGGACTAGTAGGCATCTTATCCGATCATATCCATAGGTGGGATGGCGTACTTACTGAGAACTTCGCTTTCGATTTTCTCAATCTCGCCTAATGCGTCTGTATACAATTCTCTACCATTAAGCGTGATACCGCCAGGTAGTTGAACGTTGTTATATTTAATCAAGTTTTGACCCCACTGTCTCTTCATAAGAGCAGTAGCATATTTCTTGACAAACATATCATTATTCATCTCTGTAGCATCTGTAGGATCAATCATCCTATGTGCCTCAATTACAAGATAAGTATCTTCTTTGAGGAATGCTTTATTGATGTCAAGATATAAACGATCACGACGCTGTGTATATCTGAACTGTTGGAACGAACCATTATTCAGAATCATATCTAGAGTTTCTAGATACTGCTTATTCATAAAGTAGTTGACAATATCAAGAGATCCGAATGCATATAGATCATTCAGGAACATCTGATACTCAACACCAAAGAGATTAGATCTAATTGAGTTGCTGACTAAACCAAAAACTTTACTGACACCAACTACATGATCTGGAACAGGAATATAGTTAGTAGACTCTTCCCAGTTTGTTGTTCCAGATGATGTTGTTGACTTACCATTGAAACGAGTTATGTCATCGGCAGTGATTTCATGCCTCATGAAACATCTTTCCATGCCGTTGTAGCAGTTCTCTTGGAAGAACTGATACGTGTCATCAATAACATTATTTACTTGGTCGTCATCAATGTTAACTTGTAATACAGGCTCACCAAGTTGCCTCTTACAATATGTGATAAGATCAGCTCTTGAATTTGGAGACGCCATTACACACAAAAATCCCTTCTTACCTATTTAGGAAGAAGGGATCTGAGAGTTATTCTACTACTTCTGTGGGCGCTGCTTCTGCTGCTTCCTCAGGTTTCTCTTCTAGAAGACCTAGAGTTTCTAGACCGCCTTCCAATTTAATTTTATATTCTTTTGCTTTGACTAGATTTGTTTCGAGTTCAGCAATTTGCTTTTCGGTTGTAGCAATTTGCTCTTCAAAGTTTGTTTTAAGTTGTGCGGGATCCATAGTTATCAGGGGATGAAATTGAAGTTAATTACAAATCGGGAATTGTGTGTGGGTTTACTGCTTGAGTGAAAACGTAAACCATCAAAGAAAACACACCGTCCCTTCTTTGGTGTGACATTGCTATTTATATCATATTCAGCAATCGGATCTCCGTACATTCTTTCACTAAAATACGTATCACCATCACTATCATTTACATAATATAGACAGACCATATGTGGATCTGCTAAGTCAACATGCATAGAATCATATTCTTTATGTCTCACTCCAGGCGTCTGTAAAAAACATCTACCGCGAATGACATTAGAAACACTGATTCCTGTATTATAACATGCCTCAAATAAGAGAGGCATAAACATTCCAGTATAACTGCTAGTAGATTTTCCGTCAAGTAAGAACATATGAGAAAATCCTGGTAGTTGACTCTCTCCATCTTCTGATAGATTGTCGTGGTAGACCCACCTAAAATCTGTATCAACTCTCAATGTTTCGTGAATAAAATTTTGATAGTTTGGATTGATACAGTTGTCTTTAATAATGTTCTTCATCAGGACCCTCCACGTTCCAAGTTAAGTTTCCAGATACTGTCACTCTCTCAAGTATGGTAGATTTAAAAGGATAGACAGCATGTTTAGTTGTAGATGGAAACATTAGTATAACACCGTTCCAGGACTTATCCACAGGTAACACTTCTGCTTCTAGTTGGAACGCACCATTGCTTCTATGTGTGTTTCTCTCTTCTTCACCATATGGTATATCGACAAAGATAACAAAACTCACAATACCAGAATGTGTATGGATAGGATTGTATTCATTTTGTCTCTGATAATTTACCCATAGGTTTCTTAGTTTGATATATGGTGTAACATTATTTGTCTGTTGAAAATCCCACGGACAGGTTTCATATACCTCAGACCACAGTTGTGTCGAAAGATTAATAACATATTCTTCAAATTTAGGACACTCAT